CTTCGGCGCGCGGACGAGCGCTCCGGCGCGCTGCGCGAGATCGTCGCCGAATTGCTGGGCATAGACGAACCGCGCCGGCGGATCGCCGGGATGATGTCGGGGCTGGACGTGCACTACGATCTTGGCGACGGCCACGCGCTGCTCGGACGGCGGATGCCCGACCTCGACCTGATCACCGCCAACGGCCCGGTGCGGGCGTTTTCATTGCTGCACGAAGCGCTGCCGGTATTGATCAATCTGGGCCAGCCGGGGGCGATAGACATCTCGCCCTGGGCGGATCGGGTGAAGCTGCTGGAGGCCCATTATGAAGGGCCCTGGGAGTTGCCGGTGATTGGTACGGTTCCCGCCCCGACCGCGATGCTGGTCCGGCCCGATGGCCATGTCGCCTGGGTAGGAGACCGTGATGAGGACGGGCTGGGCGAGGCGCTGACGACCTGGTTCGGGCCAGCGACGATAGCGTAACGCATCGGACGGAGGAGCCGCGTCAACCGCTCCTCCGTCCAACCGAGAAAATGAGAACAAACCGTGAAAACTTCTTGACTGCCACGAAAATACGTGTATATAGCAATCATCCAAATTTGCGTTCGGCCGAAACGGCGTTGCGCAGTTTTCTCGCAGATATTCCACCGGTTAGGGCACTCGCCCGGCGACGTTCGAACGTTGCCGCAGCGGGTTGTTGCAACGCGCCGGACGGATAGCGGCCGGTGGAGTTCGGATGGCGGATCGGAAGCGTGCGGCAACGGGAAAATCGGCTAAGGGCGCTGCTGTTCCCAGCGCGCCAGCCTCCCCTGCTCCGGCTCACGCTCCTAACGCCACGCGTAGGAGCAAGCGGGCGACGATCGAGATCACCGACGCGATGCGCGCGGATGTGCGGCGCTTCGCCGAGATTGGGACGCCCTATACGATCATCGCGCGGATCATGGGAATGAGCGTCACGACGTTGAAGCGGCGGTGCCGTACCGAACTGGACGCAGGTGTCGAAGTGGCCAATGCGCGGATCGCGCTGACGTTGTTCGAGACAGCGATGAACGGGAACACCACGGCAATGCTGTGGTGGGAAAAGACGCGCGCGGGACGGCGCGAGGGTTCGGCGCCCGATCCGCATGGCGCGCGCGCCGCGGAGCCGATCACGCGCGATATGTCGGCTCGTGAAGCAGCGGAGCGCTATCGGGAAGAATTGGGATGACTATGGCCTCCGCGTCGGTCCATTCGGCCTGGCCGCCGGACTATGTCGCCGAGCTGATCGCGCGACAGCATCGCTTGCGGCGGCTGAAGGCGGATCCCGGGCTGCGGGCCGGGCTGGCAGAGCGGTATCGCCAGAGTCCGATCAGTTGGATTGCACATTGGGCAGTGACGTACGACCCGCGCAAGGCGGCGAGCAATGCGCCGACGGTGATGCCGTTCCTGCCCTTTCCCCGCCAGGCCGAGATGATCGCGTTCCTGCACGCCACCGTCGATGGGCAGCAGAGCGGGTTGATCGAGAAGGCGCGCGACATGGGCGCGACATGGCTGGCTTGCGCGTTCTCAATATGGTTGTGGCTATACCGGCCCGGGGCCGCCATCGGCTGGGGCTCCCGCAAGGAGCAATTGGTCGACAAGATCGGTGACCCAGACAGCATTTTCGAAAAGATGCGGATCATTATCCGCCACTTGCCCCGGCTGATGCTGCCCGCGGGGTTCGACCCGCGCGACGACATGCCGAGCATGAAGATCGTCAACCGTGCAAACGGCGCCACGATCACCGGTGAGTCAGGCGACAATATCGGGCGTGGCGGGCGCAAGCTGATCTATTTCAAGGACGAGAGCGCGCATTACGAGCGGCCCGAGAAGATCGAGGCGGCCTTGGCCGACACGACCAATGTCCAGATCGACATGAGCTCGGTCAACGGGCCGGGCAACGTTTTTCATCGCCGGCGCGAAAGCGGGGTCGAATGGACGCCGGGCGCCACGCTCGCCACCGATCGGGTCAATGTATTCGTGATGGACTGGCGCGATCATCCCGCCAAGGACGCCACCTGGTATGCCGGACGGCGCGCCAAGGCGGCGGCGGACGGGTTGCTCCACGTCTTCGCCCAGGAAGTCGACCGCAATTATACTGCCGCGGTCGAAGGGATCATCATTCCCGGCGACTGGGTGGCGAGTGCGATCGACGCGCATTTGGTGCTGGGGTTCGACGAAGAAGGCGCGTGGCGCGCAGCGCTGGACCCGGCTGATGAGGGCGGCGACCGACACGCCTTGGCGATTGCCAAGGGATCGATCGTGCATTCGGTCGACGATTGGGGCGAAGGCGATGTCGGCAAGGCGACGCGGCTGGCGGTCGACCGGCTGCGCGGACGGACCGTCGCGCTGCAATATGACAGCATTGGCGTCGGCGCGGGCGTGAAGGCGGAGGCCAACCGGCTGCGCGATGAGGTGGACCGAGATGGGCGGGCGTTGCTGCCGGCGGGAATCACATTTCGGCCGTGGAATGCCGGCGCAGCTCCGCTCCGGCCGCGCGAACATGTCGTGCCGGGGGATGCCGAGACGCCGGTCAACGGCGATTTCTACGCAAACCTCAAGGCACAGGCATGGTGGCAATTGCGGTTGCGCTTCGAACGTACCCACAAGGCAGTGACGGCGGGTGAGGTCTATGATCCCGCCGACCTGATCAGCCTGCCGCGCGAGATGCCAGGGCTGACGTCGCTGCGGAAGGAATTGAGTCAGGCGACGCGCGCGGTGAATGGCGCGCTGAAGCTGGTGGTCGACAAAAAGCCCGAGGGCACCAGGTCGCCCAATAAAGCCGACGCGCTGGTGATGGCGTTCTGGCCGGCGGAGGATGCACTGGCGTCGGCGGGGTTCCTCGATCTCGTGCGGACCATGAATGCCGCGAATACAGGCATCGGCACATGACCCGTTGTCGCCAATCGACCCCACCTATAGGCTAGCGTTGCATGCCATCAGACACGCTTCCACTTCATGTAGCCTTCAGCCCTTCCTTTGCCGGGTCGCTGCGGTATGCGCTCAAGGAAACCGGGCGCAAGGATCGCGTCGTCTGCACGTTCGACGATCTGGCATTGGGCCCGATTGCCTCCGAAGATTCCGATGAACGCGAGGCGTGGATCGATATCGAAATGGGACTCGGGGGTTGGCGCGAGGTTATCGACCGCGGCGACGACGTCGTGGCCGCGTCGCAATCTGCAGCCGGCGACATCATCGCCTGGTATTCGCCGAACGTCGCGCCGATCGCCGCGGGTTTCCTATGGTGGGTTTCGAAGATCGGCGACCGGTCCTGCTCGGTTGTCCGCGCGAATAGCTTACCGCGGCTTCAACACTCCGAAGTAGCGGCGCTATTCGGGAAGGAATTTCCGTTGTCGGACATGGACCGCGCTGCTTATCGCGCTCGCTGGGAACAATTACGGTGTGAGAATGCCCCACTCAGGATCATCCAGGGAAGCGACTTGGTGTCCGCGCCGATCGATTATTTCGACGCTGCGTTGATGGCGAACGCCAATGGCGAATGGCAGAAGATGGCGAGAATCATCGGAACCACATTGGTCGATCAACTTGAAACGGGTGTTTATCAGACAAGCGACCTGTTGCTGCGAGCTCGTTTGGTTGCGCTAGCCGAGCAGGGCGATCTCGATTGGCGCGGGGATTTACGGTGGATGCAGAAATGCGAGTTGCGGCTACCTAGTTCGAAAGAACTCTGAGCCTATCCCCGGTTCGCTCGATGAGCGCACCCTCTCCTCGCTCCTTTATATGACGGAGCGCCATGCGTCGGCATCGGATGTCGGTATTAATCTAATGTTCGACCCAGCGACGCCAACCGGAATCGGCCAAAGCGATACGCTCCGCGGCGCCCAAGCCTACACCGTGATCGGAACGCAGCTTTTTGATGTGCAGGATCCAGCGGTTGCGGTCGGCCGTGGGGCTAGAGTTACGCCGCAACGAGCTAGCTTTCCATTCCTTACTAGCTGAACCGGCGCCACACGCGTCCAGAGGAGAAGCAGATGCCCAAGGGCGGCGTGCAGACCAACATCACCTATAGCTGGGGCAACAGCAGTAACGAGAATGCCTGGGGCCCGTTCTCGCCCGGTTTTCCGCTCACACCGGTCGTGCAGCAACCGGTGCGCGGGTACGATTTCAAGCCCAATATCAACGCGACCCTGCAACCGCGCGCCTATGAGCAGACGGGATTTCCCGCGTTGCGCGCGTTCGCCAATGTCGAACTGGTGCGCCTCGCGATCGAGACGCGCAAGGATCAGGTCGAGCGGCTCGACTGGCAGATCAAGCCGGTTGATGGGGCGCCAAAGATCACCGGCGATCCGCGCATTGCCGAGCTGACCGAGTTCTGGCGCAAACCGGACGGCGTCACGCCGTTTGCGACCTTCATGCGATCGAGCCTGGAGGATCTGCTGACGCTCGACGCGCCGGCGTTCGAGAAACGGCGCAACCGCGGCGGCAAGCTGATCGCGCTGGAGATCGTACCCGGCGACACCATCCATCCGATGGTCAACGATACCGGGCGGCGGCCGCGCGGGCCGGCCGACATAGCGTATCAGCAGGTGATCAAGGGTGTGGTATGGGCGAACCTGACCAATGCCGACCTGCTTTACGCACCGCGTAACGTGCGGCCGCACCACCTCTACGGCTTCGGGCCGGTCGAGCAGATCATCGTCACGATCAACACGATCCTGCGGCGCCAGGCGGCGCAATTGAGCTACTTCACCGAAGGCAATGTGCCGGCGGGACTGCTCAACGCACCGGAAGGGTGGGACGCGGCGAAGATCCAGGAATTGCAGCAATGGTTCGACGACCGGATCGCGGGCAATGCCGCCGAGCAGAACAAGCTGATCTGGGGTCCGCACGGATCGCAATTCACCGCGTTCAAAGGGGCGCCGATCAAGGACGAGTTCGACGAATGGCTGGCGCGGATCGTCGCCTTTGCCTTCTCCCTGCCCCCCACCCCGTTTGTGCGTCAGATGAACCGGTCGACCGCCATGGAGGATCAGGAGCGCTCGCTCGAGGAAGGGCTGGAGCCGCTGCAGCTGTGGATGAAGCGCTGGATCGACGACGTGATCCAGATCGAGTTCGGCTATTCCGACCTGGAGTTCGCCTTCGTCAAGACGAGCAGTATCGATCCGCAAGTGCAGTCGGAGATCGATGACCGCGACTTGCGGAACGGGTCGAAGACGATCGACGAAGTGCGACATGCGCGCGGGGATGATCCGCTCGCCGACGGACTGGGCGCGCAGCCGATGCTGTACACCGGCGCGGGGGCCATGCCGTTGCGGAGCTTCGCGAGCAGCCGTCCTGCGCGCCCATATTGATCCGATCTGGCGGCGATCGCGGTTGAACCAAACGAGGCCATTACATATGATTAAGCGCTGGGACGAGGCCATGTCGGCGCGCGTTCCGCGTTGGACAGGAGATCATGCCGTGTTGCGTATCGTCGTCGCCACCGTCCTTCTCTCGCTGCCGTTATCAGTCAGTGCGCAAACCTACTCGCGCACGCAGACCACCGTCAGCGGCTATCGTTATCAAACGCTGGAAACATCGCGCGCAAGCCTCGGGTCGGAGACGCCCTCCGTTCAGGACGACGCGTCGGATAAACAGTGCCTGATCCGAAAAAAGACCGGCAGGACCGAGTGCCATACTTACGCTGAATGGGTCGAGATCGCGCAGGCGATCGAGGCGGGCCGCAAGTAACGGCGACAGCGCAGCGTTGCGTCCCGACGAGAGTTTGACGGTAAGCGCCGCCTCTGATCGGCGTACCGCGGCATCGATCGATTTTGGTCAGGGTTCACACAGCCCGGCTCCGATAGTTTACCGCTGCTGGGCGGAGAATGCGGTGTGAATCTGCTCACCGCCATTTGCCGCGTGCACACCCCAATTGGTCGATTAGCTCGTTCGTAGCCGTTGGTTCGGCGCGATCTGAAACGCCTCTACCTCTTTGATTCTAAGCTTCCACTGCGCTCGCTGTCTTGCGGGTGCCGTTCCTATGCCCATTCGAAAGGAAAGCCATCGCATGACGCGGTTTCGCCAGTTCGGCGCGATCACCAAGGTCGAGGACCAGGAAGACGGTACGATCAAGGTCTGGGGCATCGCCTCGTCCGAGACGCGCGACCAGCAGGGCGAGACGATCACGGCTGCGGCGATGAAGGCCGCATTGCCCGATTACGGGCGCTTCCCGGCGTTGCGCGAGATGCACGAGCCGAGCGCGGCGGGGCGCGTGGTCGAGGCCGAGGTCGACGATCACGGTATCACCCAGATCTGCGCGCATGTCGTCGATCCGCTGGCGATCACCAAGGTGCGCGCCGGTGTTTATGCTGGCTTTTCGATCGGCGGAAAGGTGTTGAAGCGCGACACCGCCGACCGCAGCGTGATCACCGCGCTGAAGCTGGTCGAGATCAGCCTGGTCGACAGCCCGTGCAACCCCGACGCCGTCATCAACATGTGGAAGGCCGATATGGATTATATTCCGAGTGGCGACGAGGTGGTCGCGAAGGCCCGCGAACTGGCCGAGGACGCGGGATCGCGGCGGTACAAGGACTTCCTGTTCAAGGCTCGCGAACGGCTGATCGCGGCGGCGCTGGCGAGCGATCTGGGCGACGATGACGAAGACGACCAGGACGAGGGTCGCGATCCAGATGCGGGGACGCCCCAAGCCGATGGCGACGACG